TGCTGCAACCGCACCGTCTATTCGTTCGGTACTGTGTTTCTTAGAAAGTTTAATATTTTCTGCCGAGTCTGTTTCTACGCATACATTATCAAAATTCCATCTGAGTACAGGATGATTGTTATGTATAATCTTTTCTTTCAGAACAAGCGAGTAAAGTTCCTTGGTCGGAGGTGACATATCCTTAAAGCCTTGTCCGAACGGTATCATCGTCAATCCTTCATCCTGCAAATTAAGAATTATCTGCGTTGCATTATATCTGTCATATGCTATTTCACGCACAACATACTTGCTTGCAATATCCTTTATGTCAGCTTCAATTCTTCGGTAGTCAACTACATTCCCCTCTGTTGTTCGTATAAATCCGTTTGCTTTCCATACATCATACGGAACATGGTCACGTCGGACACGCTGACGAAGATTTTCTTCCGGTATCCAAAAATACGGAACAATTATATATTTTTCTGTATCGTTTCTCGGAGGGAACACCAAAACAAATGCCGTAAGGTCAAGTGTTGTTGAAAGGTCAAGACCTGCATAGCATTCCCTTCCGATAAGTGTATCAAGATTTATTACTTCATCACACGCATCCCATTTCTCCATCTGCATCCATCTTGTTGACTGCTTAACCCACTGATTAAGTCGGAGCTGTCTGAACAGATTTTCCTCAGCCGGATTTTCCTTTGCCGACAAAAATGCGGCACGGACTTTTTCAATGTCAACTGTATGTCCGAGCGAGGGATTTGCTTTATACCAATTACGTTCATCTGTCCAGTCATCTGTATCTTCTATTCCGTATATAACAGGATAAAATGTCGGATCGATTTTTCTGCCTTCCAAAATGTCAACTGCCTTTTGGTGCTGTTCAAAACATATGCTGTTTCGGTCTGTTCCGGCAGTAGTTATAAGAAAGAACAGTGGCTGTGTTCGTGCATCACCTGAACCTTTTGTCATTACATCAAACAATTCACGGTTCGGCTGTGAATGCAGTTCATCAAATATTACGCCGTGAACATTAAGACCGTGTTTTGTAAAAGCCTCACTCGACAGCACTTGATAATATGAATTAGTCGGTTTATACACAAGTCTTTTTACTGACATAACAGGCTTAATTCTCTTTTTCAAAGCAGGACATTGTTCGACCATATCCACCGCCACATCAAACACAATACTTGCCTGCTGACGGTCACTTGCACAGCCGTATACTTCTGCACCCCATTCACCGTCACCGCATGTAAGATACAGCGCCACTCCTGCTGCAAGTTCTGACTTACCCATCTTCTTCGGTATTTCAACATATGCTGTGTTGTATTGTCTGTATCCGTTCTCCTTTACCGTACCGAACACATCATTTATTATTTTATCCTGCCACGGCAGCAATTCAAAAGGCACACCCCGCCATTTGCCTTTTGTATGTTTAAGTGCATTTATAAATGTAACTGCACGTTTTGCTTTATTTTCGTCATACATTACTTTTTCTCTCCGCCCAATGAAAGAAGCTGTTCCATTGCGTCATCACTGCTGTCATTGCCTCTGTCTGTTACAATTCTTGACCTTGACGCAGGAGTAAGACCGAACTGTTCACAGAACTTGCTCATCTGTTTCATATACTGCTGAGCAATAGATACCTGCGGCACTTGCTGCCAATATCCGCTCGGAGTTTTGACAATAGCACCGTGTCTTGATATAAATTCTTCTGCTTCTTTCCAACGTGCATAAGCTTGGCAATATCCCGCAAAAGCCGCCATATCAACTTCTGTTAGAATACCGAGCTGTTCCATCTGTTTCGCAAGACGTCTCCATTCCTTTTTCGCATCATCTTCAAGCCATTTCGGACAAGACGGTGCACGAGCCGCAGGTTTCGGCTCATTTGCGTTTAACTGTCTCTTGCCTGGATTACCCTCAAGCTGTTTTACTGCCGTTGGTTTCGGCTTTCTGCCCCTCTGTGCCAAGCGTATCACCTCCATTCGTATAAATTTCTTGTCATTAAAAATTTTCATACAAAAAACCGCCATTTAAGGCGGTTTAAAAATTGTATTTTCTTATTTTTCTGTAATCATAATCTCATATTCATAGCTGTTTAGTTCAAAAAGGTCAACTACTTTCCATAAATCATATTGGTCAGGAATATCTTTAACTGTTCCGCAGAAATAAACGTCTGTATGTTTTTCATTAACCAATTTTATTGTTGCGTTTCGGTTGATAAGGCTGTAAAGTTTCTTTAATTTTAGCATTTTGTTTTCCTCCGTTTTCTCGGTCTGTTTATCTTTTTGTTGTACACATATTACCGTTATGTGAGGACTTTATCAATACCATTACTATACAAAAAGTACAGCCTTTATTTGTGTATATACTACCCTCGTATTCCCTTAAAGTTATAGTTTCCCTTGCGAATTTCTGCAATGTCGGCGTCTTGTGACTTTTTGTATTCCGAATCGGTACATTCTTTTTTCTTGCAGTCCATACAGATACATTCGCTATTAAACATACTTTGAATTCGACCGTCTTTTAAAGACTTTCCGCATCGGTCACAGTTTTTCTGTGTAAAAAAATTATCCATCTCAATTCACCTCCGCCATACAGCGTTCAAATGCCGTCTTTAATTCCTCCACGGGCATACCGTTAGATTTATACCCGCGTTCTATTCCTCCGTAATAATACTCTGTCGGTGTCTGCATATTTTGACAGTATTTATCGTCCATAACATAGAACATCGCTTCAATCGTATCTTCGCCGTTATCAATTTCCACCGAAATATTCTGCTTGATATAAAAGCTCGGATAACCCTCATAATGGTCAAGTGTCTTTTCGCACTGTTCTGTAATGACCCAAAGCAGAACAGGCACTCGGTCTCCCTCAGATTTTTCAATGTTGGCAAAGCCTCCGCTCCTGAATGTGAGCCGATAACCGTTTATGTACCCCACCTTGTACACTTCAGCATGCGGACATCTATACGCCATCTGTTCCAAATTAATGTTTGAGCCGTATGCTCCGTAGATTTTTGTTTTCATAATATTTCGTCCTTTCTGAGCGGTTGATTTTTGTAATACCGCTTCTACTGCCATAAGGACGGCTTAAACCGTCCGTTGGCTGTAACTGTTACAGACTTATTTGTCTTTCTCTCTCATACTGCGGTGTATAATTTCAAGTATTTCATTCTGCTCCTCTTTACCTACACCGATATTTTCAAGAGCCTCATGTATTCCGCAGTCAGGACAAATCATTGTTTTGTTATCTGCTCTTGATAATGCTGGTCTGCCCGTGTATTCCTGTCCGCATTTAGGACATATGGCTGTTTTTATATCTTCATACTTCTTCATATCATTGTCTCCTTTTTGCTTTCGTCAATAGCGTGTAACAACTGTTTTGAATCAAATCCGAAGTTTCTGTATCCCCAAAGACAAGTCATAACATAACTCATTGACGGAACACCGCTCGGTCTGTTTTCGTCCAATATATATGCAAATGCTGTGCGTTCACGTTTTTTGCCCGTCTTAATTCCTGTTACCGTTACTTGAAATTCCTTTTTATAATAATATTTCGGATACCCCTCGTAGCGGTCAAGCGACCGTTCGCCCTCTGTTGTCAACTGCCACACGGCAACAGGGACTTCCGCACCTTGTTTCGGTTCAACGGTCAAATAAGAGCCCGTTTTGCTTTTCTTGAACATTAGCTTGTAATTCTCTATAACCGCAGTTCCCATAAGCCGTGCCGACGGACAGCGATACCGCATTTGCGGTGTGTAAAGGTTACTGCCGTAAGCTAAGTAATACCGTTTCATTATTATCATATCCTTTCCGAAGGAAACACCCTTCTACCACCTTAAGACCGCCAAATGCGGTCACAGTTTTAAGGTTATAGGAGGCTGTTTTCTTCGGTTATGCCATTCTGCCGTTTCTGAATGATGCATCTCCGTCAAGGTGTTTTGTAAGGATTTCTCTCGCCGTTGCAAATTCTTCACCGATAAATCCAAGTCTTAAAAGCCATGTTCTCATTGCGTATTTAGGATTTTCAGTCTGCTGTGGTTTCGGACTTGCTGACTTTAGTGTTTTTGCCATCTGACTGAGTGCAAGGCAAAGCTGAATGTAGCTTTTTAACTGTCCTGCGTGTAAGCCGTTTTGTTTTCCGTTGGACGGTGCATCGAATTGAAAAAGTCTGAATTCAACCGTTCCTTTTGTAAAAGTTGCGTGTAGGTTCAGCATATGGTATCTGCTGTCGTTGTAATGCTGTGTTCTGCCGTAGTTTGCACCGTTTGATGTGTACCAAATATCCGCTAATTCCGACATTGTTCTTGGCTTTCTTCTGTTAAGGTTATCAAGAAATTTCGGACTTACCATTCTGCAGTAATTGTTTATTCTGCTCTGTGAAATATTTAATGCACTTGCTATGAGACTTTCGTGGCTTGCCATTATGTTTGCTAGATTTCTGAGTGTCTGTGCTGTGTGTCCGTTAGCACCGATATGAATATGTACACCGCATCCTCGTGTTGCATCGCTTTTGGCTTTCGCTTTTCTAAGTCTTCTTATAAGTTCCTGCAAAAGCGGAATATCTTCGTATTTAAGAATCGGCGTTACCAATTCGCATTTCTCACTGTCAACCCCTGCAATGCTTACATCCCTTTGGAATTTCCACTCTCTGCCCTCTGTGTCCCAAGCTGACCAAGTGTAATAACCGTTTCTGTCTGCTGTATATTTGTATCTGCCTGTTCCGAAATAGTCTGCGGCTATTCTCGCAGCATTTTCTCTTGTAATGTTGTTCATTTCAACCTCAACACCGATGGTCTGTCTTTTCATTTCCTCAATCTGAATTCTTGTTTTCTCGTTCATTGTATTTCCTCCGTTTTTTAGGTTGTCTGCCCTTTTCTTGTAACACATATTACCGTCATACGGAGATTATATCAATACGATTAGTACACAATAATATACACTGTAATTTGTGTACATTACGACTTTGAATTGAGTTTGTATTTATTTTTCTTACTTATATCGCTCCGGTCTGCCGTAGCGAAATGCACCGTCACCGCTGAGATTTCTCATCAGTTCTTTACGGAGCGGTTTATATTCAATACCTGATAAACCGATACGGTTTAAAAATGTACGCATTGCAAATTTTTCGTTGTCAACCGGCTTATCCTTTGTATTCACTCTTACAGCTTTTTCTGCCACTTTGTAAAGGGCTTTAAAAAGCGATATATATATTCCAAGCTTTTCATTAGGAATTACATTGTCAAACCAGTCAAACCATATTTCATCCTTGTTCCATTCAAATTTCAGTTCCTTATCCGTACCTACTGCTTTTTGAAACAAAGTCATTTTACCCGCAATAATCGCTTTGAGATTCGCAATTATTTTATCGTTACAAGGTTTATCGGACAATTTTGAAATCGTCAGTCCTATTGAACAGCCTATTGTTTCACTTTTAAAATCTTTATTTGTATCTGAAATATCAACATTTTCATCATTCTCGGTTTCATATCCGCACTCATACAGCTTTTCAAGTAAATGCTCAACCTTATCATTGTCGGTGTCGTTTGAAATTTTAAGTGTTCCGTCACTCGTAACTGTACAATCGTCGCCAATTTGATAAGCAAACGACGGTGCTCCAAGATATTTAGACTTTTCTCCGATTATATTGCTAACTGATTTTACGAGAGCCTTTCTTTCCGTTCCTGTCAGATTATATTTAATCTCCATTACGGTAATCCTCCTTTATTTTTTTGTTAAGCACATATTACCGTCATGCAGAAAATATATCAAGGTGTATAGTACACAATATTACGTTACAGAATTTGTGAGTTCAGCATAGTAAGCAATTCCGTTCAATACATAGAACACGCACGGAAGTGCAACACCATTTCCCCACATCGTATATTCCGCACTGTCGGAATGAGGATTTTTAAGCCACTTTATAATCTGATTTCTTGTTTTCGGTTTTGTACTTTTACAAAGTGCTTTTCTGTGATTTTCAAAAATATCCGACCATTTCTGAATTTCTTCTTCCGTAGGATTTTCTGTTTTCAAACCGTCACACCACCATACAGGGAACCCTTGCAGCAGAGCACATTCTTTAGGTGTCAGACGTCTTACTATATATTCCGTACCGTTTGTATCATTTACAAGCGGAGGGTCTTTGTAATCGCTTGCAACAAGTGTATTTGCACATTCTTTTTCGGCACTTGTAAAGAATGATGCCTTGCTTGCCGAATATGCAGGTTCGGCTACCGCTCCCGGACCTTTTGCCACCATTGTCGGCTGTTTCTCTTTTTCTATTGCAAAATCATATAACGCATTTTGTCCTTGATTAAATGCAGCACGGTCAATTCCGTATGCAACCGCATGCCGGTCAACTGTATTTAATGTAAATGATGTATCCTGATTAAATCCGCTGCCATTCGGCCCGTTTTTCTCCTTACGTCCAATAATTGAGCCTTGCAATGCAACAACAGCCATACCTCCTTGATTAGATGACGGATTTACACCACCGCAGTCAATGGTACGAGAAGTATCTGCCGCATATATTCCGCTGTTCGGATTGTCAGACTTCATCGAATTGCTATCGTTTGAACATATCCCGTACACTTTCGGTTCAAATAAGGTCTGGTCATTATTACAGCTTAATGTTGCCGACTTATTTTCTTGTATCAATGCACCTTTACCGCCGCCGTCACATCCGCATCTGATTTTTAAAGTTTTCGGTGTATGCACGACAAACGGCTGATTATTACCGCCCGTTCCGAAAGTTGCAAACACTGTCTGTGATACTTCCAACGGACCTATATATCTTGTATCTTGAGAGTGATTTTCAAACATTACACACGGCGGATGATGTGCCTGTGCTCTCAATGTAGTTGTTTTGTCTTGCGTCACATCTATACGTTCTCCGCCTTGATCGTTTAAACATATTGTGCCTGTTTCTCCAATGCCCGTTTCAGCAGTTCCGGCAGTTCCTTGCCACGAGCAGAGGCTCTTCTTAAAATTCCCGAACACGCTCTCTGACTCAAATAATACTTTTCCGGCACATTCTCCTGCAAAATCTGCGACAAGAAAGATTCTTCTGCGTCTTTGAGGGACTCCGAAGTATTGCGCATCGAGTATTCGATAGGCAACGGAATAATCATTTCCCACAAATTCTCCGGCTGTTGTCCATTTCTTCTCAGGCATAGGAATATGTACGGTTTCATCTTTGATTTTGCAGATTTCTTCAAAGACTGTCCTAAAATCCTGTCCTTTTGAGCTTGACATTGCTCCCGGCACATTCTCCCACACAATCCATCTCGGATATTCTCCATTTGTACTCTCCCTCATTTCCTTTATAACCCGAATCGCCTCAAAAAACATTGATGATTTTTCACCGTTTAGCCCTTCACGTTTTCCTGCTAAAGACAAGTTTTGACAAGGGCTTCCGAATGTAATTATATCAACCGGCTCAATCTTTCCGCCGTTCATTTTTGAAATATCCCCGTAGTGTTTCATATGCGGAATACGCTTGGTAGTAACCCGAATAGGAAATGGTTCGATTTCACTCGCCCATATAGGCGTAATTCCAGCCATCATTCCGGCAAGAGGAAAACCTCCGCTGCCGTCAAATAATGAGCCAAGTGTTAAATTACTCATTCGTCAATACCTCACTGTACGGAATTTTTTCACCGTTACGCAATAAAAAAACGTCATCTGAATTTTCTTTAAAATCCACATAACGTCTTACAATTACATCTACAAACTTCTCATCAATCTCAATCGCATAACATATACGGTCAGTCTGTTCACACGCAATCAATGTACTTCCACTGCCGCCGAACGGTTCAAGAATAACTGAATTGACCACACTTGAATTTTGTATCGGATATGCCACAAGCGGTATTGGTTTTGTTGTCGGATGAAGTTCTGATTTCTTCGGCTTGTCAAAATTCCATACCGTTCTTTGTTTTCTGTCAGAATACCACTTATGTCCGGCTGTAGGTTTCCATCCGACAAGTATAGGCTCATGACAATACTGATAATCACATCTGCCGAGCACGGGTGTATTTTTCACCCATATACACGTTTGATGACAGAAAAATCCGGCATCACGAAATGCAGTTCTGAAATTTATACTTTCCTTATCGGCATGAAAAACATAAATACTTGCACCATCCGCACAAACATCATACATACACTTAAAAGCTGAAAACAGAAATTCATAAAACTTTCCGTCCTCCATGCTGTCATTTTGAATAGTACCTGCCGTACCCTCGTATGCAACATTATACGGCGGGTCTGTTACAACAAGATTTGCTTTTTTGCCATTCATCAAGTTTTCATACGTTTCCGCTTTTGTACTGTCACCGCATATTAATCTGTGTTTTCCCAAAAGCCATATATCACCTTGTTCAGACACCGGATTTTCCGGAGGTGTCAAATCTGCATCATCTTCTTTAACTTCACCCTCTTGTGATTTTGCGAGAAGTTCATTAAGTGCTTCTTCCGTAAATGCAGACATCTCAAGTTCAATGTCACCGCTGTCCTTTATATCTTGTAAAATATCAGCAGACATTTTCATATCAAGTTCTGAAAATTCCTGTATTTTATTATCTGCCATAAGGTCGGCATATTCCGAAGCTTCACTTTCATAATCCTGAAAATCAACGGGAACTTGCTTTGCTCCGATTTCTTTTGCGGCAAGAAGTCTTCCGTGACCTTTTACCACAAATCCGGAACGGTTTGACACTACAATCGGATGTCTCCAGCCTTGACGTTTTATGATTTTAGCCAATGCGGTTATCTGTTCTTTAGGGTGCTTGTTCGGATTTCTCGGATTGCCTACCAAGCTGTTCGTATCGACAATTTTATCATGAGCACAATACACTGCAACTCCGTCTGCCGTTGCTTTCGGTTCTATATGTTCAATCATTATCCTTACCTCCTACGCTACGAAAGCTTTCAGCTTTCTATGCTACAACTCACAAAGTGAATTATTGACCTCCAAATCTGTGTTTTATATAACATTCGTGTGAGCAGTATTTCCTGCTTTTATTGCTGTAACTTGTGAACTTCTTACCACAGCCTCTGCATATAAAGCTGTATACCTTTTCCGAACCGAAGTTATGCAGTTCATAGTTCTTATTCCACCATTCCAAACGGCACTTATCGGAACAGAACCGTTTTTTCTTGCCATGCTCCGGCTGTTTTAATACTGCGCTACAATTCGGGCATATTATTCCGTTATCCAGCATTTCCCCATGATTTAGTTTTACCGCATCAGCGTATCCGGCCAGATTATTCTTCCGGCAGTAATGACGAACTGTGTCCCTGCTTAACCCCAGCTTTGCAGCTATCGCCTTATAGCCTAACCCTTTTAACCGTAACTGAGCAATTTTGTCTTGAATTTTCTTGTCCATAACCTCACTACCTTCAAAAAACATAAAAAACACTAAAAAACATATATTTTTTTTTATTTCGGTAAAAACGAAAAAAAGCGTTAAAAATCCGCATACCTATCAGATTTTCCAACGCTTTTATATGTTTTTATCACTCATACCTTTAACCGATATTATATTTTCTGCAAACACTGACACCGTCTTTATTTGCGATATATTTTCAGTCTGCCGCATATCCCCCGCCCTCCTAATTTTGCGAAAATTTGCGTTTGAGGGGGCAACGGTCTACGCTCACCCATTTTTTTAAGATTATATAACCCTTTGGGGAGAGTGTACCCATAAAACACCCGATTATTTGTTCATTTAGGATTGTAAACCTTTAACCGATTATATATTTTTTTATTTGCTTCGCTGCCTATGATATCTTTATTATAATTGCATATAATATTTATATATTAAACTGCTGATTGCGTTTTATTAGCTTGATATTAGCAGTCTAATATGTTATAATAATACTACAATCAACGGAAGGAGTGATTTTACATGGCTAACATATCAAATGTAAGTTTTCGCATTGACAGCGACTTGAAAGCTCAAGCCGATACACTGTTTTCTCAGCTTGGTATGAATATGACCACAGCGTTTAACATTTTTCTGCGTCAGTCAGTACGCGAAGGACGTATTCCGTTCGACATAACTATAAACACACCCAACTCAGAAACAGTGGCGGCAATGCTTGAAACCGAGCGTATGCTGCGCGATCCCAATTTAAAGGCATATGATGTTGAAGACGCTCTAAAGGAGTTGAAGTCATGAATCTAAAAGTCATCTGGACTTCCAGATTTAAAAAAGACTACAAACTCGCAATCAAGCGCAACCTAAACATTGAGCTTCTTGACGATGTAATTCGTATGCTTGCCGCAGGACAGACATTGCCGGAAGAATACAATGACCATCAGTTAACAGGCAATCTCAAGGATTACCGTAAATGTCATATTCAACCGGATTGGCTGTTGATGTATCGCATTGAAAAAAACATTCTTGTTCTTACACTGCAAAGAACAGGAACACACAGCTATTTGTTCGACAAATAAATATCGGGACGATTTCAGTAACTGTATGTAGGTTTACTGTCAAACCGTCCCGTTTTTTTATCATGACAGCTCTTACAAAGGCTCTGCCAGTTGCTTTTATCCCAAAACAATTTATTATCACCTCTGTGCGGTTTGATATGGTCAACCACCGTAGCTTGAACGTATTTCCCGTTCCTCTTACAAATCTCGCACAGAGGATGTTCTCTAAGATATGCCTTGCTTGATGTTCTCCATTTACTTCCGTATCCACGCTTTGTGGCTGAGCGAGTAACTTCAGGGTGACATGATATATGTTCCTCACAATATCTTCCGTCAGTTAAATTTGCACAGCCCGGATGTCTGCATGGTTTCTTTGGTCTGTATGGCATATTCTTTCCTCCAACGAAAAAAGGACGCTCCGTATAGGAAACATCCTTCTTTGTATAACTTTTCACTTTCAAGTCTTAAATATTTATTTCTAATCTTCCCTGCAATACCGTATTATCGGAATAATATCAAGTGTATCAGAATAATACAACCTCAATTATTGGAACAATACACAAAGCCGACTGTTACATATCATCTCTCTGTTTATTCTTCTCTCGCGATTATAGCATAACACACTTTTTTACGATGTTCAAGAGTGAACTGAAGTGAACTTGCGTGAACTATAGTGTCCAATTTTCTTTTTATATGATTTTATCAAGTTCAGCCAAAGCTTTCAAGTGCATTTTATGAATATACCGTATTGTAAAATTAAGTTCCAACGCAATATATCTCCACGTTTTACGGTCGGCATATCTAAGCCACAAAATCCGTTTATATCTTTCATCTGCGATTTTATCAAGCTTTTCCCATACTTCTGCTTTAAAATCGACAAGTTCATCAATATCTCTGTCAATATCACGGTCAATATCGATTATCTTTGTCATTATATTTTCAAGCGGATTTTTATTCCGTGTATGCTGAACTGTTTCTCCGCTGTAATTCGGAGTGGTATTCATTGCAACATCACGAAGTGTCATAAGACGCTGTTGTTTTCTGTTTATCGCATTATCCATTGTTATAAGCTGACTTAAATATTCCTTTGCCGTCATTTGTATATTCCCTCCATCCTTGCTTTTATAGCCTCCATCAAAGAAGCCTGTCCCATGTCTTTATCATTTAAAGCCGTCATCACATCTTCATCAACCGTACCTTTGGTCACAATATGATGAACAACTACCGTGTTGTTCTGTCCCTGCCTATAAAGTCTTGCATTCGCCTGCTGATACAGCTCCAAACTCCACGTCAGTCCGAACCATATAATCGTGCTTCCGCCTTTCTGCAAATTCAGTCCGTGTCCGCAGCTTGCCGGATGTGCCAACGCAATTTGTATTTTACCGTTATTCCAATCGCAAATATCCCGTTCCGTTTTTATCTCACGGATATTAAATTTTTCTGCTATTCTGTCCTTATCGTGCTTATAGCCGTAATAAACAAGTATGCTCTTTCCGTTTGACGCCTCAATTAAATCCTCCAAAGCTTCAAGTTTACGATTATGTATTTTCTTCACATTTTGGTTTTCATCATAAACCGCACCGTTTGCAAGCTGCAGCAGTTTATTGCTGAGACTCGCCGCATTCACTGCATCAATATCACCGTCGGCAAACGGCAGAAACATTTCCTTTTCAAGTTTCCGATAAAGTTTCATCTCTTTATCGTTCATCTCAACTTCGTAAATATTGTCTATTCTTTCAGGCATTTTGATATAATCCGTTGCTTTCATCGAAATACATATATCCGATATTTTCTCATATATCCTTTTTTCTGCATTAACCAACGGCTTGTATGAATACACAATCGCACCGTTTCGTTTATCCGGTTTGAAATATTCATCACGAAAACCTGTTATATATCTTCCGAGCCTTTCTCCCATATCCAGCAGATTTATCTCAGCCCACAAATCAATCAAGCCGTTAGGTGCAGGTGTTCCTGTCAGACCTACAATTCTGTCAAACTTAGGTCTGACCTTACGCAGTGCTTTAAACCGTTTGCTTTGATGGGATTTAAACGAACTGAGTTCGTCTATCACAACCATATCAAAATCAATGTGACCGCTATTTACAAGCCACTCTACATTTTCACGGTTTATGATATAAATGTCTGCGTCTGCTTTTAAGGCTTTTTCCCTTTCGTCCGCACTGCCGATTGCTATTGAACATCTCAGGTATTTTAACTGTTCCCATTTGTCACACTCCTGTTTCCATACCGACAGTCCAACTCTGAGAGGAGCTATTATAAGGACTTTTGAAATCTCAAAATAATCATACATGAGGTCACTTACAGCTGTGAGTGTTGTTATCGTCTTGCCAAGACCGCATTCCAGCATAAGTGCCGAAATCGGATTGTTTATTATAAAATCAACACCGTACTTTTGATACTCATGCAAATTAGCTCTGTTCAATTTCATCAAGCACACCTCCGATTTGTTCCGTATCGTCAATGCAATACACCAAAAACCCTAATGCTTCTAATTGCCTTTTTCGCTTTATCTGTATGCTCCTCATTTTCCGTCCTGGTGCTTTCATCTCTGCAAATGCAATTTTTCCGAAAGGCAGCAAAATCAATCTGTCGGGCATACCGTTAAAGTTCGGCGATACAAATTTCAGTGCAAGACCTCCGTGTATTTTCACTGCATTCACAAGCATTTTTTCTATCTCATTCTCACGCATTTTACCTCCCATACAAGTTCCGAAGTTCCTTCCGTTCCCTATATCCTACGCGCGTATATATATGTGCGTAATTTTTAATATAATAATATATAATCTATATAACTTTTTAGATAACATCGGAACATTACCTTTAATTTATATAGGTTTTATGCCGTTTTCGAGT